ACAGGCAGTAAGCGACATCACCACCAGCATGAGCATTAATTTTTTAACCATCTGACCCTCAATAAGTAAAAAGCTCCGCGTTAAGCGAGGCTGTGAGAATTTGCTACGTTTAAAGTCCAGAGGAGAGACTGTGTCGGAGCCTCAGGGATGAGGTTCTATTTGCTGTTACCCGGCGCGCAGTTCGCCTGCCACGCGTTGTTATGCGCCAGGATATCCTTCTTCGTCTGGCGGTCCAGTACGTCCCAATCGTGAGCCGTGCCGTAGATTGGCTTTATCCAGTCACACGCCGTATCGACTACTTCAACCCTGGCGGGTCCACTTTTCCCGCAGCTCGCGATCAACATCGTCATCAGGCATACGGCTAACAGTCTGCTGTACATTACTGGCCTCTTTCGTTACTTCTACCCGGCGTTTGGCTACTGCCTCAGCGGATGCAGCCTTTTCTTCTGTGCGCTGCTTGTCTGCTTTCGCTTCAGCTTTACTGGTACCGCGTGAATGGCCAATGCCAAAAGCAGCGGCGATAGCGCCAAGAATAGCTACCGCTAGCGTGATGATTAACTGCACTGTACTCATGCTTCCACCTTCGGTTCAAATGATCGAACGTTCATAGGCTCCCCTGAAGGGAAAGACCAGTTCAGCCAGGTGAAGGTCTTAAGCTCACACATACCGTCAAAAATCTCGCCGGGATCGATATCGTCATAGCTGCAGACGATATGAAGCTCATTGCCTTGTTCCTGAAGAACAACGGTGTCTGTCTCCCATCGTGGGAGTAGGATGCGCAGCCACTTTTTCATACAAGCACCATCTTGGCCTGACCGAAGCGAGCGCGACGATCTTCCAGTCCGTTCGTTCCGCCGTTGATAATCTTCGTCACCTGCAGCAGGTTATCTGAATAGTTCAGGGATCCCTTGGTAGCGAAGAACCATGCAGCGCTTCTGGCTGCATAAGTGGGCTCGGCTAACAGCTCAGGCTGCTGAACCAGATCAACCTTCAAGGCATTACCGCAGTCACGGTAGTTATCCAGAAACGTAATGCCGATGAGGCCACGCCCACGGTATTTCCATCCATCACCTGGCGCGTTGTTACCGTAGCGTTTGCTGTATACCAAGTTGGCAATGGCACGTTGCCGCTCAATCGGTAATGCTCGCTCTTCAGGTCGGCGGCCCAGCGCGTTAGCCTGGTCCTGTGTGATACGCCCAGCCCGAATGAAGTTAGCCAACCCCACTACGCTGTAGTTGAAGTTTTCCTGCAGCCGGGTGAACCCTGTCGACTCATGCCCAGCCTGCGCAATGAACATGGCTTGATCTACCGGCTTTGTAATGCCGAACTCTTTCATCGCATCACTAATTGGCAGAAACCAACGCGCAGCTAACTCGGCGCTTAACCCAGCCGCCTTTTGAAATTGTAATTGGTTCATTAGTGCCTCAGTGCATCAATCAGACGCGCCACGTTTCCCCGAGCCCAGAGAACGGCAGCACAAATCAGGACGTTCACCAGCACCACGAACCAGTGCGATTCATGGTACAGGCCGAACAGGTAACGGAAAGGGACGCTGGCATATACCAGCACCGTGAAATAAGCCATCAGCGATATCATAGGGCGATGTCTCGCCCCGCCGCGCTGGTAGAACATCAGTACAAGGACGATTACGCCGCAAATAACGGCATTCGCTATTGCACTCGGATCACTTGTTACCATTGCTGGCCCCTCCTCCACGTAAGCGAGAGAGAATTCCAAACAGGCTACCCAAATCCTGACTGTTGACGAACGTCAGCAGCTTAATAGCAATAGCGGCTACGATTACCGCGCCCAGCGCATCAAGTGGCCTGTCGCTGTACCCCGTCCATTTGGAGAAGTAAGAGCCAAGCAGTGGCGCGCCGATAACGCCGAAGATGAATGAGGTGATGAAGTAGCCTACCAACTTAAGGCGGGTGATATTTACCGCCGTAGCGACATAAAAAACCGCGCCAGCAAATGCACCAAACACCACACCGTAATCAATGCCGGTTGCCAGGCCAAACATACTGGCCCCCATCAGCCCACCAGCCGCAACCGTAGTGCCAGAAACAGGATCGGACATTAAGCCCCCTCTTATTGCCGTGAGTCCTCTCAGAACGAGGGGAAACAAAAAGGCCGCCCGTAGGCAGCCTCTAAAATAAAAAACCCCGCCGCGGCGAGGTTTCAAATACTGTTAAGTTCGTGTCTTAGTGACCACTCTTAACAGATTACTATAGATTTTGCGTAACGCACTAATGCTTTTTGTGACAGCTAAGGCTTTTGATTTCATGTGGAAGGCGTATGTTTGTATCCTCACAATAAATTCATCAAAGGAGCAGTTAAACCCATGGCTGAATGGATATTTGACCAGAGAGGACGACCAACATTAATTTTAGACTCAGACTGCATAAGGAATAGTCGCGGGCAAGTTATAGCGTGGATTTACAACAATAGCGTTTATACCATGCAAGGAAGACACGTTGGATGGTTCGAAGGCGGCGTAATATCTGACAGCAGAAATCAAGCTCTTGGTTTCATCAGAAACGCCACCGGCTCTACCCCTGGACGTCCAGGCTTAGCTGGAACTCCAGGTATGCCTGGTTTCGCTGGCCGACCAGGTCGCCCTGGTTTAGCGGGGGCTCCAGGGCGGCCGGGTAGGGGCGGCTGGTCTCAGGGAAACCTTTCAACTTATTTTTAATGTCTAAGGGAGATACGTTCTCCCTATTAAGACTGATTTAGTTGTAAATCTCGTTATCCATTTCAAGTTTGATATCAAGCATTGATAGACACCCTTCAACGAAACCCTCCGCCATCTGGAATTTAATTCGAACCATCCCTTCAGATAACTTTAGTTTACGGCCGATTCCTCGCTTCGAAACACCCTTTACGTAATGATCAAAGATAAGTTCGTATTCATCGGGACGCTTCAATTTCAACCGAGCGAGGCAACTATCAATAATTAGAGCATCATCTTCTGTGCACATCAGCATACTACCATTTTCTGGGAGTAGCCCTTTAAACCCAGCGGCAATCGGCGAGTATCCAACCTCTGTTTCTACTTTATGTTTTGACCAATTACCCCAACGCTCTAAAACCATTTGAATATCACGCATGTTATCTCCACTGTTCATGCTAATACGCCGATTGCTAGCGCACGATCTAAAAACCGAAACAGCAGCGCTAACTGGTCGCCGTATTTCGCTTCAAATGCCACAGGGCCAGCGTGCAACTCGTCGTGATGCTCTCTGCACAGAGGTATCACAAACAGGTCATGCGCTTTGGTACCCATTCCACCCTGCCCGTGGCCTATCAGGTGGTGGGGATCGTCTGCTGGTTTGTTGCAGCACATGCAGTGCTGCGACTTTACCCAGCGGGTGTACTTCTCGTTCTCCCAGCGGCGACGCTTAGGTTTCAGCATGAAGGATTCCGGCGTCTCTGGGTCAACCTTCATCGTCACTATCTTTTTGGCTTTCTCCTGCAGCAGCTCTGCCGCCGGTACCGATGGCATGATATCGCTTTCGCGCATTACAGACTGGATGGTTTCTGGCTCAATCCTCAGAGCTTTTGCCGCCAGCTTTTCCGGAATAACATCTGCCAGCCCGTTCCTGACCATCCACCAGCAGAACTCCGGAAGTGTCAGCACATGGCCTTCACTGAAACCAAGTTGACCGCTTACGGTTGCCAGTAGCCAGGATACCAGGTTTTCACGTGCAATTCCTGCGAGTCTTTCAGTGGTTTGATCACGCAGATTATTATCGCAACCCCAGCACAAACGTATGCTGCCGGGAGCGTGGCGCATCACTGTAAAATCACGGGAATGCCATTCTTCGTGTGGCCACTGGCATTCATACTTTCGCTCCAGCCAGGCATCCAGACCGTTCAGACCACCAGCACGCTGAATAACGCGCTCATTCTCAAAAACAACCTGCATACTGTCATCATGTGTAAGTGGCTGGTATGACTCTGGAAGAAGGCCAGACGGTAGATGCTGTATAGCGTCCGAGGGCTTTTCAATTACCACCCTTCCCTGACGGAATAGCCAGAGCAAATCAGTCCCGGGGCGAAAGATAACCACCCCGGCCATAGGCGCGATTTCAGGTGTAAGTAGTGCCCTCACGTCATTTGCCCCTTAGCGGTGTGCTCAGCCCAAAGACCACCAATCCACTTGACCCCTTTCGCCGTGAAGCGGGCCTGGCTGAACGCATAATTCGAAGCGTTGGTTGTACCGGTCTTAACTTCGAAGCGGCCAGACTCAATATGCTGATGATATGGGGTAAGAACCCCGCTCAGACGGTACATGATGTGATGATCCAGCAGGAACAGGCGGAACTCTGGCTCTTTGGCATTAAGCAACTTCGCAACCTGTCGAAAAGTCATTGAGCCGGTTGCCGTGACGTAACGATCAACAAACTCTGCTTTAGGTGCGGCAATCGCCAGCTCTTCGCTCAGGCGCTGCTTTTGCTCAGCCAGGTCAGCCGCTAACCTGAGGGCTTCAGGCAACGATTGCGGTACCACCATTCCCCCGCTGCTTTCCAGCTCCTGCCAGCGGTCCACAAGACGGGCCGTGAACTCTGGCGAGAGCTGGGCAACGATCACATAACTGTCTCGCTTGTTAACTTCGTAGTAGTGGTAAACCTGCCCGTTCTGGGGGTGGGTGTACTGCATTGCAGCATACCCCCCAATAACACCGCTGTTCATGAGCCGCTCAATGGTCACGCATACATTGCTGTGGCGAGAATCCACTAACTTGGCAATTTCACGACTGGACATCGTTATTGGCTGCGCCATAGCAGCTGCATGATGGGTCTGACACATTACGGTTACGTTCATCTGGTTCATGCTCTTCTCCACTTATCAGGCGGCTGCACCCGCCAAAGGTTCATGCGTGGTGATCGTGATTTCTACCCGACCGCCTGCTACCTGCGGCCCCCACTCCACCAGCATGCGTTTAACCTGGCTGTCATCCTCCCAGACACCAGCATGAGTCAGCGCGTCAAACAGCGCTTTGTTGTAGTTGTCGATATCACGACGACGGGCATCTGGCGGGAACAGCACGATCTCCACTGATGCTGGTGAATTCGATGGCTTGGGCAGGCGGCGCAGTTGTTCGATAATGGCCGCACATGCCGCGCTCTGGTATGCCCTGCCCTTTGCACTGATGAGGTGACGGCCTTTCAGTGGTCCCTTGTTCGGGGCTCGCCAGTAGGTGTTTACGCTCGGTGGGAACGGGAGAACAAGTTTCATAACGTCACTCCCTGCTTTTTCAGCCATTCCACAGCGTTATCTCTGGCATTTTCTCCACCGGATAGCAGCTCTTTAATGATCGTTACAGGTTCTGCATCCCATTCCGTTTTGACTACGGTAATCCCCCTGGCAGCGCCAGGAGCAATTGAGATGTACCCTTTTTTCTTAAGCGCCTTCACATGCTCCGCAGCAGCATTAGGTGATGCACAGCCAATTAAACCGGCAAGCTCTAGAATCGTCGGCGGGAATCCGGTTCTATCCTTGTAGAGCACTATTGCATCCAGAACTTCACTTTGACGGGGCGTTAAATGGTTCATGAGTCCACTCCATAGCGCCCGTTAAGGCGTCCAATGACACTGACGAATTTGATGAAGGAAATTCCAAGTGGCTTTACCTTCGCATAGTGCTTGCTGAGCAAGGGCTTGCTGATGCTGTCGAACTTTGGCCGTGGCTTTGCCTTCATTGCTGACTTGATGGCATCGCTACAGCGCTTCGCTTCTGCCTTTATGGCGTTCTCGATGGACTGGTTCATGCGACATCCTCTTTAGCCCAGTCGATGGCGCAGACAACACCAGGCAACAAATGAATCGCTGGGCGCTCAGCCTGATTTCCCCAGTGATCCCAGCCAGGCGCGCCGCAGCGACTGAACAGTTCGATGCGCGGAACGTCGCCGTAAAGCTGCTCCAGCCGGAAACGAGCCTCTGCTGGTTTTTCGCTGTGCTCACCAAGAGGGCTGTAGATAACCTGTTTCACACTGGCGTTGAGACGTTCTAGCCCCTTCCCTCTGGTGGCGATCAGCAGGTCTTCGGTATTAGCGCGGGTGTAGTTGCCGCCGTTCATCCGGGTCTGCCCGTTCAGCAGGTCGAGGAAGTCGTAAAAGTCCTCTACGCCACCAGCCTGGAGAGCTTTGTTGATATGCTGCTCCGCCAACTGGTTCAACTTCACCCAGGTGAACCCCTTCATCGTGCGAACCTTAAAGCCCCACGCCTCGGCGAGTTCGATAGCCTCACGTGTGTGATTGCCGGTGAACCACATGGCCAGAACGGCATCTTCGGCAGCCAGCTCCCACACAGGAAGACGTTTCATGTCGATCAGCTTCATCGTGCCGTAGTGATTGGCGGGTTAGCA